ACATCTAATTTGGACAGTTTTTGGACAGTAAAGTTTAATGAATCCCATTTAAAAAGCATGGAAAATACGGTTAAATCCGTAATTCCATGCTCTTTTTAATGGATTTTATGCACTTTTTAGCATACATATAAATTATGTGGTTTTATTTGTGTATCATTATTAGAGCATAAATGCTACATCGCATACACATTTTCGGCATTTTTGAAGATATTGGACAATTTTTGGACAGATTTTTTGCTCAAGGGAGGGAGGGATACTCCCTCCCCAAAGGTTATTCTTTGGTTACCACCATGCCGATATTGGTAACAGTGCCGGCACCATTTGTCAGAACAACAGTCAGTGAGCTTAGAGACTCGCAGCATACGTTCTTGAGAAGTGCGACTATGCTCAGGTTGACCGCGTTTCCGGCCTCGGCAGCAGTGCCTATAGCTGAGGCACCAGGTATTGCACTTCCATCTTTGTACAATTGGATCCCAATAGATCCGGCTACCGTAGCATTAACCGTTACGCTCACATCTGCGGAGTAATATCCGGTACCGGAAAGCGTTATGCCATTACCTGATAATGTGACGTTGCTACCATATCTTCTGATGATACTTCCTGGACTGATGATCCCTCCGACTACCACCGACTGACTGCCGGTGTTAGCCGTATATATTGCCGATCTACTCATACGTTGTTACCGCAGCATCCTGATCCGCAAAAAGGATTTGCTCCGGCATTATACGTTGAAGCTGCCGGATATCTCACCACGCCTGCAAGAGACGCGTTGAGGGAGAGCTGATTGATCTGTCCCTGGAGAGACTCGATCTTGTTCTGCTGTAACAAGTTCCTGGTTGCCTCAGCTTCGGTATGGATGGCAGTCTGAATAGATGCGGCATAGTTTGCCATATCGAAACGGACTGCATCAACGTTCTTCTGATTCTCACAGCAACAGTTCGCAAGAGCTGTCTGCATCGATCTGCCTTCGGTAGTTATGGCGTTGTTTAGCGCAAACGTTGCATCCGCAATGCCATTGCCGATACGATCGATCTTGTTGTCAAGGCCCTGGAATTGCTGACCGAAAAGGATCTCCTGCTGCGATGCAGCTGTGGCATAATCGTTTACTCCGGTGGACTTGTTTCCGAAGAAGTTACCGCCTCCGAAAATAAGCGCGAAGAGAATGATCAGCACCCAGGAATTAGCGCCACCGAAACCGTCATGTCCGTTTACGGCAGCAATGTCTGAGAGTGTGTAGTTTTCCATGTTTCCTCCTTTAAAATTCATTTTATCTGCGCAGATAATTTATCAATGGTTTGAGTACGTCAATATCTATGCCGTTTTCCTTTGCGATTTCCTCCGGAGTCTTACCGGCATTCTGATCCATGAATTCCTTGAATTTCGGATTGCTCTGTTTTAGGTTATCGAGCGCCTGGTCCGGACTCATTCCTCCGGTAAGCTGGCGTACGGTGTAGAGTACGTTGTATAAGTTCATATCATCACCTCCTGATAATAGTATATCACAAAAGGCGTGTATAAAAGTGCCACATAAATGCCAAAAAGAGGAGAGAGCTTAATGCCCTCTCCTCTCGGAATAATATGCTATTTGTTCCGCAGCCTTCCTTAGTTCTCGGTTATACGTTCTCGGAGACAGTCCGAGTTCCATGCACACCTTTGTTACGGAAGGCTGATCAGAGTCCGCATACCGTCTTTTGATGATTCGGTACTGCATATCAGTTATGCCGGATTCAGTCCGAAGTTCTTCGACTTCGGATTTTGTTAGTCTTAATCGTCCGGTAATTCGTAGCACAGCTTTTCTGCTATCTTCGCAAGTTCTCCGGCAGTGATCTCAAGAGACTTTGCTATTTCGGCAAGTGCATCTTTCGATACCAGGATCTCCTCGTTATTGATAATTTCTACTGTGCCTTCATCAGAGAGCGTCTCCTCTTCGGTCTCCGGAAGTTCTCCAAAGTCCGGACCGTCCAAAACCAGGATAAGGTCCTTTGTGTTCATGGTAGCAGTTACTGCGCTGAGCGTCTCGTCTACTGTGATCTTAGTCAGCTCATAGTCAGAGTCATAGACATACAGTGTACGTCCATCGATCACCCATCCGGCAAGCTGCTTGCCGGCATAGTTTGTGGTTACGCCAGGTTTGACCGCCACCTTGTCTCCGCGCTCAAAACATACTCTGTTCTCGTCCAATTTCTTCTGCACCTCCGATCTGAATTTGTCCATAGTCCACTCTCCATCCATATCCTCAAACCAGTTATCCGGATCTACGTGATAGGATGCATAGCCTCTCAGTGCAGCTTCGTTATGGCTGCATATTTCGGATACCGGTATATCATACGCTTCGCACAGATAGGCGCAGAATTCGATAGCAAGACCGATTACGGTATCAAAGTATGCCTGGTCTTTGTGCGCATCCTCTTGCATCTCAAACTGGATGTGAGTATCGTTGTAGCTACCGTTGACTCCTCGGTAGCAGCCTCCGCACTTCTTATCAAACTGCAGCGTCTGATAGATCTCTACTTCGTCATGGAAGTTTCTGCCGATCATCGCATGCACTATGGTAGATACACTCGGACTATTCCAGGAATTCTTGTTGTAGTTCTCACCGATATCCGCAAGGATCTCATCTCTGTTAGGATCATCGTCAGACGGCTGTACCCATCTTCCAAGCCAGGTTTGATTGCAGCCGGTAGAGTGTACGATGATACCTTTAGGAGTCATAGGAGTCTGCTTTTTATAGGTTATGTTGTTAGTTAAAAAGCACTGCTTGATCTCCATGTCATTCCTCACTTTTGCTTTTGTTATATGAAGCTGTTGAGATGCCGATGAGCGCACCGATGAATGTCTCAATGGCTGCAAGCGTAGTTACGATCGCATTGATTGTTTCTGCCGGCAGCATGTTCCATACCGACAGGATGACGCTCAGGAGCGCGGATACCGCAGGAATAACGATAACTGCGATCCACTTGAGTACGTCATAGGCTTTGTTTGAAATCTTCATTATTTACCTCCTTTGTACCATTCAGGAGCGGGTATATCCCTCTCCGATAACCATTTCTTGAAAATTGTGGACATATACCAGTTCCCTCCAAGCTCGATGAAATAGCGCTCTGCAAGAGTCATTATCTCCTCGGTATTGTCAGGATAATCTGCTATAAGCATAAGCAATTGAGTCCTTGTGCCGTCTCTCTTGATGCTCTGCTGCGATTTCTCGATCCGCGATAGAGCATCCTTCTTGCCGTCATACCTGGCTATCAGAAACTGAATGAAGCCTATAAGACCGGATGATCCGAGAATAGCTATAAGGACCGTTATGATTTGATCTTTCACATCTTGACTCCTTATCCATAGACTATCTCGATAGACTGCGCGTTGTCATTAAGATAATGAGTCCAGTCATCCAGGAAGATCGTATTCGGATTGACAGAGAAGTATGAGATCTTATAGGATGGATCATACCAATATCCGGAGACCGCATAGTTCCAAGCGGTTATGTTGTTATAATGCACTCCCTCTCCGGTATCCTCAATTGAGATGCTGGTAAAGTCTGTGCTACCGCACTTGAAGTTCGCAAGCAACGTTTGGCCTTTAAGATCCACATCCGGATCCTCTCCCTCTCCCCATTCAAAGGTAAGATCATCTTTCCATGTGACTTTCCATTTGGCTGTACCCAGGATGGCGCGTATGCGCTCATCGATCAAGTCATTAAGACCGGATACCGTTCCCTTAAATTCCACATCATTGTTCATAGTCCACTTGCCGGTAGACGGATTCATCGTAGCTCTCTTGGTAGGATCATTGCATATTGACGCGTATGAGTTCTTGTAACTACCGGATGAAGGATCTGCCCAGGCTGGCGTTGAGCCTCCACTATTAAGTGCGCCAATTGGCAGTTCTATATTAGCTGTGGTACGATATGCATAGATCCTACTATCACTATTCGCGTCATAGCACAGATGGAATGCGCCCTCCGACCTGATCGTAGTCTTATATACCGCATACACCACCATTGACTTCACCATATAAGTGTTTCCCGCTGCAATGCTCGTTGAGTATCCCATGAGAGGATGCCATGCATCGTCCTCACCAAATCTGATACGGACGTTACGGTAGGCTGATGCGACCACCATCGTAGTATTGACGATGAATTGCACCATCAATCCGTTTTTTAACTTGTTCTTATTAAGATTAACTGTAATATTGGTATATCCGTATGAAGTGGAATATGGTGCTACTCCTTGCGTAGGATCGGTTGTGACTGTCACCATGTCCTCTGTTATCGGTATGTAATTGGCGTCAGCTGCAGCTATATCCGGTATCGTTGCGACTCCGGAAGAGTCTACCACCGACTCTCCCTGATATCTGACATCATTGACGTTGCCAGGATCTCCCTTGTCTCCCTTAGGTCCTTGAGGACCGGTAGCTCCGGTTGCTCCGGTAGCTCCGGCAGGACCTTGCGGACCGGTTGCTCCGGTTGCTCCCTGCGGACCTTGCGGACCGGCAGCACCGGTAGCTCCGGTTGCTCCCTGAGGACCTTGCGGACCGGTTGCTCCGGTTGCTCCTTGAGGGCCTTGCGGACCTGGAGCGCCATCAGCTCCATCTGCTCCATCTGCACCAGGTCTTCCGGCAGGGATCTTGATCTTGAGCAGCTTACTTGCAGCAACGTATTCTGCCGATGCTGCAACGCCATAATCAACGCCTATTCCCTGAGCAGTGATTTCAGCCATTGCATCGTCAACGGCTTCCTCAGCTGCTTCCACCTGCTCGGCAAAATACTCTATCCAAGGCTGCCAGGGAGCCGGAGGATCTACCTCTGCGCCAAGAGACCTATAGCATATCGTAGTATAGATCTTGCTCTTGGCTACGGTCTCTCCGGACAACATCTGCAGCTGGCACTTGCCGTTCCCAAAATCTCTGAGATCCGTTGATGTCAGGACATGGACTGCATAATGGTCCTCGATAGTGCAGATTGCCGGATACGGATCTGTATCTCCGGCTCTCTGCATAACGAGAGTTACCTGATCGATATCCATCTCGTCCTGCCAGGTAGAGATATCGAAGGCTATCTCGGTATAGTTATTTTCTCCGACCTCTCCGAGAGGAATCACTCGGCAGCGGCCATCGTTTAATACTGTGTATCTCATGATACCTCCTTAAAGATTTTTGATACGCCTACAGACATGCCATCTATAGCTGATATGGTAGATGCCCCAGGGAGCGCCCACAGCCTTCGATGACAGCTTGTACTGCTTAAATATCCATAAGCGCATATGTTCGTCAGATACGTACACGTGTGCCTTTACAGCGCGTTCCTCCGCGTTGCCGAAATCAAGAGTGCCGATGCCGTATAGATTGCCAAAGGACTCTTCGGACCACTGCTCATTTCGATCGGATCTCCATGAGAATTCCGGAAGAGCTATGCTTTCGCACTTCAGCTCGACATCTACCGACTTGTATACGGTATTCTTGTTGACATGCGGATATCCGCAGTCATCATACCTTGTGATCAGTCTTGTCTCGATAGGCGCTCCGGCTCTGCTATACCAGGTTGCCGGTATCTGACCGCCCGCGGATCTCTTATCCGTATTGACTACGTAGAGCTTACCGGACTTGCCGAAATAGAGGATATTGCCGGTAGACAGCATCGATGTCACACCGGAGAATCCATCCAGGATATACCACTCATACTGAGCGTCACCTTCCGCATGAGTGAACATCTGCCTTGAGTCAGCCATATATACGCGTCCGGAAGGACATACGATAAGAGCATATCCATCCCATTCTACCATTATCGCACCGGCAAGGTTTTCCGCAGTCAGCTTGGCATCCACATTGGAAGATCTATGTGCTACGGATCTCTCAAGGTTTACTTGCTGCTTTGCGATGGCATCGACACCGCGCGCAGTTAGGTAGATCGGATCATCGAAAAACGAGCAGCATGCAGCATATGGCGCTCTCTCTACCGATCCATATTCGGAAGGATAAAGTCTCGGAGTCAGGTTGGATTCCGATGTAGTGCCGGTATGGAGAAATACTCCTCCGGATCCATCCGTAGTCCTGGAGAACATGCAGAGATAGCTGCCTGTTGCAAGCGCTGAGACGTTCTCAGCTCCGGCTGCACCATCCTGCCAATAATTAAGTTCACCGACATACTCGGCTCTGTTGACCGCTTGTAGGTCTCTCTGAGTGTACCATACGATGTTGGGGAATTTCGGATTGCCAAAGAAGAAAATGCGACCGTCATATTCCACAGCCTTCGTACAGTGGTTGATACAGCTTTGATAGGTCTCACTGTTATTACCTATAGTGAAGTATCCCTCTCTCAGTGTGCCGGTTACGGTTATGGTCTTGGCCAAGAGCGCGTCATCACTCTTGACAGCCACCATAAGCGCGTTGTGACCATCATAGGTTGTCTGCTGATAGTATGTGTTTGCCGTTGTTCCTGTGCCTATCTGAGCGCCTGATATATAGACCGATGCAAGGTTATAAAGAGGAGACGTAAGAGGCACTATGTATTTTCTGTGTGTTGCAGCATATCTGCTTGCATTACATACTCTTGTCCACCAGGATGAATTGAAATACTCCTGGTTAGATGTATCGTCATATTTGATCTCGTCAAGTCCGTCTTCGGATCCTACGTATCTTACTGTGCCATGATAGTGGTTATAGCTACCGAAGGCGTCTCCGTTGATCTTCAGAAGAGATCGGTACTCACTGCCTGACGTATCAGTTCCGCAAACATCAAGATATACTGTGAGCGTATTCGGAGCGCTGCCGAAAGCATTCGATCCTACGTATCTGAGAGTGCCTGGAAGCACTATTGTTGTAAGACCGGTAAAGCCATAGAAAGCTGAGTCGGAGATCTCCTCGACTCCCTCTCCGATAATAAGCGTTGTTACCGATGTGTTAGGCGTGAATCTACCGACTCTCTTGACCTGGTATGTATTACCATCAATTCTTCTTGATCCTGGTATATACCATGTTGTTCCGGTGCCTGTGAGCTTTGACGTCACAACACATGTCATTTTATCATTGGAGTCTACTTTGAATTCTGCGCAGTCCGGTGCAGTGATGTCTATCACTTCATCTTCACCGACTACCCAGGACTCCTTGAAGAGCTGAGTCAACATATTGCGCTGCTCATACTGATCCGGACCGGTGCCTACCGTAGGCGTATGCGATGCATACAGCTGCGGAACATAGGCTCTTGCCGTTACCTGACCAAACTGCCAAGATCCGGTAGTATGATCGGCATAACGATAGTAATCTCCATCCAGGATATAGAATACGTTGTTTGAAACGAATCCGGAAGACTTTCTGTTGGCAAGTCCGGTACCGACCTCCACCGGAGTCGATGTATCTCTGCTGCTATGCAAAAATGCAAGCAGCTTTGTACCGGCATGCACCATGATGTATTCGTTATATCTGAAGATGCCGTTTATCGTACCATATGCAGATAGATCTCGCAGCTGACGCCATCCAGGGAAAGTCTGAATGCAAGCGCCCTCTTCATCATGGTAGTCCTTCCACATATTGAGCGCATCCGCAAATCTATTCTGCGATATGGTGCGCGGAGGAGCAGATAGATCCACTCCTCCAAATGCTGCCGGATATCCGAGAGTCCTTGTATTCTGAGTCCGTCCGGACTTGATGCTATTTTGGTTAGCTGAATAGTAAGACATCACATCCACCCATTCTTATTCATTACAGCTCCCTCTCTTGGGATCTGCATGTTTCTGAGATATGTCTGAAGATGATCGGAATAATCGCGCCTGAATACCTCAGCTGCCTCCGGCTCGGAATACTCGTTCATGTAGTATGCCAGGAGAAGTACCAGGAGATCCTCCATGCCCTCTCGGATATCTATCTCGGTATCATCGTTTTCCGGAGAGTCAGTGTACGGTACCGGTCTTGCCTTGCGCCTGTACCACACGTCATAAAGACCTTCCGGAGCTGTTCTCGGTATCATCATTACTGAGTCCTTGCCGAGTCTATAATAGGCTTCGTCCAGGTACTGCTCATCATGGCACAGCGGAAGATCCGCAAAGTCGATGAAGTCATCGACCATATCCTTGATCTTATACTCGCAGTATTCTCCGTATGCCGGTACGTCATCACCTACAAAAGAAGAAAACAGCGCCAAGTTACTTATCCTAAATCCTTTGGAGATCGTTAGAGTAACGTCAGCGCTGCTTACTGTGAATTCCTTCTTTATGTTGATTTTCTGCTTGACCATCTGACCTGGCTTAGTCATCACTACCCACAGCTTCTCGGCACCTGTCGAGAGGCGGACCGTATAAGTACCGCCTCCGCAGATGTCGAATGTAATTCCTGTCACTCCTTGTCCGGAGAAACTTGTGCCTGAGTCATCCATAGTGAGGAAAGCGTCCTCTTGCGCTAACACCGTCTCCGGTCTATAGTGTGCAAGAGTTACATATGTTTCAAATGGTCTTATCCGGCTGACCTGGTCTATACTGCGATTAAGATGGTAAATGAAGAATTTGGCGCTCTCAAAACCGTTGTCTCCGGTGAGTGCTGCCGCACTTGCATATACGTCACTTACTCGCATGATGGTTTATCAGATAACGAGATCAGTGGAGTTAGTGCCGGCAGTACCGCCATCTGTAAGAGTAGTAGAGCCGTTGGCAAGAGTCTCAAAGTGCATTACGTGCTTGTAGTTACCGAAACCGATACCCATTCTTGCGCGTCCTACGTTTTCGTAGGTAGCAGTGTTGTTGACAGCATTGCCGCGTACAGAGAAAGGTACTCTGTCGAAGAACATATTGCCGGAGAGCTGCTTGTTGGCGTCAGAAGACATAAGGATGAATTCGTCCTTAGTCGATGTCCAGTCAGGCAGCACCACGATGTTCCAGAGACCGTACTGGATGTTGATATCGTTGTTGGAGGATCCGGGAGTATAGTAAGATCCGACAGCCTTCTTGAGGTTGTTTTCGAGCTTGCCGTTTCCACCAGGTACGATGATGGTGTCGAACAAGAAGCCGGTAGGATCACCGACTTCGTCCTTGAAGGATCTGCCCTTAGATACAAGGACAGCAAGAGCATCAGCAAGATATGCACTGTCGCAAGCTACACCGGCCGCGCGGACGTCAGAGAATCTATTGGACTGAGTGAGATTATCCTCAGTGTACAGATGACCGACATTAAACAGAGATACACCATCGATGGATCTTGCAGAGTGAGTCTTTCCACCGAAGGAATAGGATCCGGAGAGACCGCCAAGAAGAGCAGCTTCCGCAATCTTGTTGCGAGTTCTGTAGTAGGATCTGACAAGGTTGCGGGAGATTCTCTCCATTTCGGCAAAGTTAGAGTCTTCCTGCATTACTTCTGTAATGACAAAAGACTGCATAAACTGATGATGAGAGATGATCATAGATCTGAGTTCCTTCATGGATGCAGATCCGGCCTTGTCACCTTCGTTGATGATCGGCATGGTGCCGAATTCGTTAGACGATACGATAGCTTCGGTAGCATGATTCGACTTCTGTACGTTGAAGAGGAGATCAGCATAAGTGCCGCGTCCGGCAAGAAGATCGGACTCGGACTCTACGTAAGCGCATACGGCAGATGCGATCTTACCAATTCTTGCATGGAGATCGGCAGAGATTCCACCGAAATCCGCAGTATAAATGTTAGACATTTTTTATTTTTTCCTTTCTTTTTAAATCATGAAGCAGCAGAGACATTCTGTTGCGCTGAGTTTTTCGATGACGTATACGCCACCGGTAGTGGTTGTGGTTGCGGATACTCCATCAGAAGCGTTATTGACCTTGTATCTTCCGATAGCTACGCTGGACGAGCAGGGAGCCTGGAATATCATATTCGGATATGCCATATAGGCAGTCACTTTGCCCTCGACTACACCGTCAGATGCAAGTACGATATAACGTATGGCTGTGGCGCTGTCAGAGTATCCAAACGAGCCGTCAGTATCTCTTACCACTGCCATACCAGGCTGCACACCCTCGTTATCCGTTCCTTTGACTGTGAGTTCCGGAGCATTTGTTGTTGAGTATAAAGTCTTAACGAGTTTGAACATTTTGTTTCTCCTTAAAGTTTATCAAACTGCACCAGGAGATGAGGACGAGAGCCACCGGCATCATTCTCATGTCCGAGCATATCCACAACGATAGGACCATTATTTTCAACGTTAGCAACATATCCGACCATAGTTCCTACCATCACACTTGTCCTGAGTCCAGGCTTGAAACGATCACTCATGATACAATACGTATCGAAGATCATTCCGGGAAGGATCTTGTAGCACACCACAACATCTGTCGCAGCCTGAGTTTTTGTAGTGTATGCCACGATGTACTCAGGCTTAACACTATTGGCCTTAGTAAGGACAGCGTTGCTTACTACTACAGCAGTGCCTTCTGTCCATGTGGTAGCCGTATCTGTACCGCATGGGATCTTAATCATCATCTCCGGTGCATTTGTTACGGAGTTCAAAATTTTAACGAGCTTGAACATTTTTTATTCCATGCTTCCGGAGGGATATTTGCCGATTATGCAGCGCACCTCCGTTGCCGAGACCTGCTCAATGACAAGTGCGCCCCAGCCGTTTTCTTGGACTGCAACACCGAGTCCTGCACCGCCCTCAGCAATCACGTAGCTATGTCCTACTTCGGCTGTACCTGTATGCGGAGCCTTGAATACCATGTTGGCAGAGATGATGTAGCAAGGTACGGATACATCGGATCCATCTTCCGGAATAATTGTATCTGCAGCGCAGATGAATACCGGCTGACCGCTGCTGTAAGAAAAGAGACAATCCGCAAAGCATACGATAGTGCCGGCCTTGATTTCTGTGATGTCTTCAAAATTATCCGAATTTGTAGGAAGATATACTGTCTGTTCAGGCGTACTTGTCTGAGCATTAAGTATTTTATCAAGTTTAAAAGCCATCTTTAATTCCTTTCTTAGAATTTTCTATAGTATTTTCTTATGGTCTCGTCATCGAGACCGGTAGTCTTGCGCGCTTCATCCATCTCTTTCATAGAGAGTCCGCTTGCACTCGGTCCTCCTCCGCTCGGAGATGATCTCAGGTCCGGTCTACGTGTGCCGGATGGCGCAGCCTGGCGGCGCTGTCCTGCATAGGTAAGCGTGTACGCCTCCTCCGCAGTCAGGCCTTTGTTACGGTAGCTTAGATACTTCTGAGGATCTGATAATTCAGAGAGCGCCCTGATACCGGACAGCTCCGGAAAAGCCTCTCTCAGTGACTTGACATCAGCTTCCGCTTGATCGCGGATAGCTTGTATCTCCTCTGCCGTCTTTTTCTTCGGAGGATCTTTCTTCTCCGGTGCAGCAGTCTGCTCGTCAGCAGCTGCCGGCAGATCGATGTTTACGGACAATGCGATATCTTCATCTGACATCTCCGTCTCTGTTACCTTGCCGTCTTTGGAAGGCGTAGCAGCCTTCTGAGCCTGGCTATTCTCATTAACTATTGTCTCATCCGACTCTCCGTAAAGATCGTCCAGGATGGATGACAGTGAATTATTGTCACTCATTTTTTACTCCTCTTTCTTCTTACTTCTTACCTTTTACGCGGAGATCTTCACCACGCTTGACGGTAGCGTTGGTCCCGCCCTTTTCCGGACGAGGAGCCTTCACGTTCATGCCGTTGGTCTGATATGCAGTACCAGTTCCTTCTGCCTTAGCCATTTTAGTTCTCCTTTCTAAAGAATTTTATCTTGCATATTATATATTATATCTTACTGCAAATTGTCATAATGTTTTGTTGCGGGCCTCCGAAGAGGCCCGCATATTAATTAGTCTGCGATTCCGAGTGCCGTTGCGACTGCCGTATACTGCTTGTCTGTCAGCTTGGCGTTGGCAGCTATATTTGCTATAGCTTCCATCAGCGCATCGGAGCTGTATCCGGCTGCATACAGGATCAGCTCGGCAGTCTCTTCGTCTACTCCAAGCTCGGCAATGTAATCGTTTACCTTGCTCTTCCTGGATATCGTAGTCTTGCCGGTCTCATCCTGATCAGCTTTAAGGTTTTGGATGTGCGCAGCTGCCGAGATGATCGTCTTCGCGTCTCCCAGGTAGGAGAGCGCATCCGTCTTCGACATCGGTACTCCGAATACGTAATTCAGCGCGCGATCGTAGTACATGGTGTACATCTTGCCGATAGCCTTAGCCTTCTCTTCATCGGAGAGTCCTTTGTAGATGTCTGAGGCTATGAGACCTATCACAGCGTCATCAGCCGGATCGCATATCTGACGTATTTGCTTTTGATCCTTTGCCTTGACTTCATAGTCAACGCCATCAACGGTGATCTTGTTGCCTATGCTCGGAGGCAGCACCGCAGTGTATCCGGCAGCGTATAGTCTCAGCACCTCCGTAGCAGCGCTCTCGGATAGCTTAGACGTAGACTTCTTGTCCGCATAGAGCAATTCCACCACCTTCTCCGCAAGGCGCTCATTTCCGCTCTCAAGAGCCTCCTTTAGATCCGCCTGGTAGGACTGCTCATACATCGATGCATCCATCGAGTATCCGAGCGCTCCACCGAAGATCGAGCTGATCCTCTTTGTAATTCCGGCAAAGAAGTTTTTCACGTTACGTACCGGTATGCCGGTGAATTCACCGATCGAGACCGCATCATTATATGCAGCCTTTGCGATCTGCTGCCTTGTTACCTTCTTGCCGGAGACTCCGTTTGCTACCAGTGAGACGGTATCCTTCATGTTGTCCATCGCATCGTTGAGCATATCATACGCGAAGTAAGATACGTCATATCCGTCCGCGAAATAACTGTAGATATCACCGACTATCGGTATTACGGAGATCATCTCGGAGAGGAAGTCTACGATGTAGTCAAGAGGATTCTTGTCATCGTCCTTCTTATAGAGCCATGCAAACATTGCACTGATCGCAATGCCGACTGCTGCTTGCATCGTCCATCCGGCAGACGTCCTTGCAAGTTCTTTCTTTGCCGTTGCCATCTGCTCTTCGGAGATGCTCTCTCCGGACTTGCTCCTGGCGTTAAGCGTTGCAAGAGTGCCTACGGCATCCGTAAGGCGGCTGAACTGCTTAAACGGTGCCGATCGGAACATGGCAAGACCTTTTATCAGCTCGGAGTCTGCGCGCGCGATACCGGTCTTTGTGGAGGCAAGGGAAGTATCCTGAGACTCGTTGATGACCTTGTTCAGCAGCAGTCCTGCAGCTTCAAGGTTTTCTTCTGTTCCGACTGCATATCCCTTTGTCTTCTCGATCTGATACTGACATGCTCCCCAGGACATGCCAACGATCTTCATATCCGACCATCCGATCGGTTTCATTAAGAGATCCTTGACTCTTCCGGAGACTTGATCAGTAAGCGCCTGAGCCTTGACTGCAACGTCTCCCCCCTCTCTGATCGCAGCTGCCGTTGAGTACTTCGACATCTCTTCCTTGTTAGGAGCATTAAGTCCTTTAGCTATCGAGTCGATATCGCAGAAACGGACGAGAGCGCCCATCGATCCAAGCTGGTTAAACCAGGTCTTCGGATTTGCTCCGAGCTGGAATATCGCGTAGTTAGATCTCATTCTGCCGATGACCGGATTCCATGCATTCGGCTTCTTGGTATTGATGCCTTGTATATCTCCCATCAGAGATCTTACGTACTTCTCAACGTTGTCTCCGTAGGTATCGGACAGTACATCGCGAAGTCGAGAAGAATTCTGCGGATTATGGTTGACGTCCGTAGACCATACTCTGTCGAGCTTTTGCATGGCTGCATACAGCTCAACGTATGCTGCAAGACCGTTTGCATGCTCCTTCATCAGGCTATAGGCTCCGGTGAATACCATCGGATTCTTTGCGCCCTTGACCGTATTCTTGTTAAATCCTTGTCCGGAAAGCGTAGTGAAGTTAGCCATAGCATTTCTCTCATCAGTAACAGAGGAAGCTCTCGATGACATCGAAGTCTTGATCGGTACGTACATATCGGTTTCGTCTTCGATTACGTTCGTCATTCCGAAGTACGTCATATCCATCTTCTTCTTATCCTGAGTCGATACGTTGTTATAGAAGTTCTCCATCAGCTTGATGTACTCTCGGTCTTCTTTGGTCAGGACCTTGTTGCCAAGATTTCTGATCTCTACCAGGATCTTCTCGCAGTCCTGCTGGAAGTCCTCAATTGAGAGTCCTTCTTCCTTCATGTAGCTTGACCAGTCCTTGTCCACCTGGAGTGCCGGCTCGATGATGCGGAGACCATCGCGTCCCTCTCTTGTACCGAATTCCATTCGACCGAAGCCAAAGTGGAACAGCGCTTGCTTGCGGAAGGTAGTCATATACAGCTGGATGAATTCGTCTCTTGTCAGCTTCTGACCTCTGAATTCCACCTTGTCCTCCTCGGATGTCAGATGCTTTTCGAAGTCTTTATGCTCGGAGATAAAGTCATCTACCGGCTTCATATACTTTTGGATCCTCAGCTCTTTTGCATTCTCAGCCTCAACGATGTCTGACATCATGCTTGCCATGACGCCATTCTCGTTGTAGCCGTCCAAGAGCCTACCGGCAGCCATCGGATCGAGTGCTTCGATACCGTATCTATCCCACAGCTGCTTGAATGCCTTGACGAGCTTCTTGTCTCCCTCATGCAGTTTCTTCATCTTCAGAGTATTGGTTATGCCCTGATCCGCGACTGCATCGGCATCGATCCACTCTTTGCGCTTGGCATCATAGTATTTGTTGTAGGTCCGGTAGAGCTGCGCAACGGTCCTTGCAACGTCCGTAAAGGTCTCGATCTCAGCGTCAGTCAGGACCTCTCCCATCGCATTCTCACCGGAGACAGGGAAGTTTTTAATGGCCTCAAGACATGCTTCATAGGTCTCCCTTGCAGCTTCCTTCTTGATACCCATAAGTTCTGCCTCTTCAGACATCCCTCTCTGATTATCCTGGTTTGCGAAGAAGTCTACGTACGCCTGAATGGCTCCGCGGACGTTTTCGTTAATGAGGAAGCCTCCTCTTGACTTCGCAGAGCTGATCACCTTTGTAAGTGTTTCCATCTGCGGAGACGCCAGGATGCCCTTGAATTTCGAAGGACTCTTGATCTGATTCGTTGCTCTTCTGATCTGCTCAAGTGCCATGAGCGTATCCTTCATGATACCTTTGGCTCTTGCGATATCGTCTCTCAGCTCCTGCTCACGCGTATTGCTCTCTCTCCGGATCTTCTGCATGAGATTATCATACTTGTTTTTGATGTCCTCAAGATGGCTGTACGCCTCACCTCCGTTGATGCTCTCATAGAGCTTATCTGCCATTGCCTTTTCAGTAATGGTTGCAAGAGTACGGCTGCGCTCGTTCAGGACGTCCTTAATCAGGATGTTAGAGCCATCTATATAGGTTGACTCCATAATAGCCTTAGAGATGGCCTCAGCAGCCTTTCTCGCAGCTCTCGGTGATCCGGTGTTGTAATACGCCTGGTAGAGCATATCTGAGATCCTATCCATACCTTTGACCTTGACAGAGGCATCTGCCGGTATCTCGATCGTAGGCTGCGGGAGAGTCAGGTCTCTCACAAACGTATTTGCCAGGTTGCTTCCGGAAGTGCTATCAAAGTATCCGGCCATATGCTGCTTGACAAGATCCAGGATCTTATGCTTGGATTTAGGTCTTGTGAAGAAGTGCAGCTCCCTTGCTTCGTCCAGGATCTCCTGTCTTGTCTTCGACTGATTCTCAGGTCTCTTGCCAAGACTCCACTGCACTCCGGGAGTGCCGGTAGCCTTTCTTATGCTGTTCTCCACTACTGCCGACTGAAGTATCGATGAGAGTCTGCTTGCTTCCTTGTAGGCGTCTCTGTTCTTTCCGAAGAGCTTCCTGGCAAGGTCCTTTGCAGCTTCCGCAAGTCTTACCGGCAGCGCCTTGTTTTTCTTACTCCACTGCGCCACAAGATCTCGGTCTCTCAGCATATCCGCGCCAAGTTCTGATACACATTCCTTTAGGAGTGCTTCGTCAGTTACTTCGATGCCTTTGTCATTCCAGTATTTAGTGTACTTTTCCTTGACTGCATTCTGATCTTCCTCAGTCGCACTACCGAGTACAAGTCTTGCAAACTTGCCGTAGGTCTCGGTATTCTCTGACATATGGATGATCTCGGAGGAGAGTGTGCGCCTGATAGCTTGAGCTGAATCAAGTCCTTTGTCTAAGAGGATCAGCGTATCTCCGGTCTCGGATCTATGGATGCTGCCGGACTCGGTACCGTCTATAAATCTTACGTCAAGATCCGGTGATACCGATATGATCGAGCTGATGGCGCTTAGCGTATCCTTGTCAGCCTTTGTGCCTTCCGCGGATCTCAGGAATTCCAGGATGGATATCTTGGTATTCCAATTATTCTCATCGAAGGATGGCAGCAGCTTGCGCGCAGCTTCCATTTCCTTTGTGATATTCTTGTCTTCCTCCACGAAGTCATACCGGATGTCTTCGTCTTCGGTAGGACTAAGGTTATCTGTCAGTTTGATTTGGTTGGATTCGAATGGAATATAGTCATCGACAATTTTGTTCCATCCTTCTTCAACATTCTTAATGATAACACCATCGTACTCTCCGGACTGATGCGCTTTAAATACTATATCATCTGTAGAATAAGTCTCTCCATCGATATCTATTTCATCAAACACCGCATTTTGTGCATCGATGATGTACGGATTTTTGATGTTGAGATATACCTCATAGGTTTGATGTTTCCCTGATTTCCAGTCTTCAAATCCGTCAGCATATATCTTACTGTTTGAAAACCAAGCCGGTGTATAGAATTTGGTGAATCCTCCATCGGCAGTTCCATGATACACCTTGAGCAGCCTTCCCTGATCGTCTCTTACATTTGAGTCTTTAAAGAATTCCTGCTGTCCTTCGGAGAGCTTCTTGCCGTCGGAATCAAAATTTAAAATATTAGTGTTGACATCGGACTGCTTTTGTGATATACTATTGACATTGGTAGTGGATTTGGCCGACACTTTGACGGCCTGCCCTACCTTTTTTGATACCTTGATATCGTACAATAACTTACGACCATCTACTGCATTAGCGACATTCAGCGTGACTTTATAGATGTCTCCGATTTTATCCTCAACATAGCAATTCCAATAATCCCAGTCGTTTTTGCCGTTATTGTCTAACCATCCGTGAGATTTAGTAGAAGCCTTAGCGACATCGTGCTTTCCTGCTTCAGCGAGTTCATTTATTAGGACAATAGACTCCTGTCTCACTTCATTGTTTTCAAACTTGGTCTTAAGATCTTTGTTAACTTTTGTTTTTCTGTTCTTGGAGTTTTTGAAAAACTCGCTTTTTTTGGCTATGCTGATGTTAACAGCATGGCCATTTTTGTCGTAAGCAACAAGAGTGTATCCACCTATAGAGTCTATGAAATCCTTGACTTTTGTCTTGCGTTGGTCTTCTGTGAGGCCGTCAAGCAAATCTGAGTCAAGTTTAACTCCCTGACCATAATTAGTTCCGTCATCCCCAACGATGTTTTCAAAAGAGTACCTGATGTCCTCATTTTTTCGGTTAAAGCGCTCACTCAAGGGAATGATATTTCCGGCATCATCGTATGTGACTACCTTTGCTGATTTGATTAGTTCAGAGTCAAAGACTACTGCATGAATGTTTCCATTAAAGTTTACGATAATTCCGTTGAATCCCATTTTTCTGATTACGGAATTAAAAACATCTTCCATTGGCACAAACAGTGCAGCGTGATGGAATCCGTTCTCATAAAGATCACTTAAATATAGTCCTCCATCCTCATCAACGTCACCATCACTCCAGATATTTAACAAAGTGCCAGCTGGATCTTCTCCATGTACATCATATTCATCGAGCATTTCCTCATCAATTATTCCATCTTCGATATACTCCTCAAGAGTCTCTCTCAGGAGTCTATTGAATTCAATCAAGCTATGCTTGCTTTTGGGATCGGTTGAGAAAAACATATCTTGTTCTCCAACACCTATAGCCATGTTTTTGGAATTGATATAAGCCTCAATTACTGCAGGATCATTTCCTGTCTTTCCTGAATTTCTCGACTCAATGCTATCTTTGTTGGCATACATATCCGCAGCTTCATCAAAGCTTGATGTTAAATAAAAGCCTTTGCCAAGCGCCATACCGAAATGATCTGCTTTTGATTTGTCAAACACATTAAACTCACCGGATAATGTTCCATGATAAAATGTCATAGGACTCTTACCATCTGCGGAGAATGCGCCCCATCTCTTTGCACTTGCTTTTGTTATTTTGAGCAGCTTGGAATAGTTCTTTCTAACATCTTTCGCAAGTTCAAGGTATTCAGAGTCTTCGTAGGAATATCTGATATCTTCATTATCCTGGTTAAAACGTTCACTCAGTGGAATGACATTACCGTCATCATCGTATGTGACTGCATCTGCGGATTTGATTAGTTTGTTATCCCAAATAACAGTCGTACCGCCAAATTGCAGGCCATCTTTTCCAAGAGTATTCCTTAAAATGGTTAGTATTTCTCCAGCATTTTTATCCTTGCTTTTTTCACTGCCAAATCGCTTCATTTCACTTGCCCAGCGCTCAAGGTCATATGCTGTTTGATGATCATCGCGCCGCTTTAAATATTCCGGAATAGTATCAACATAGAATTTATATGTTTTTTCTGGATCCAATTCAAGTGCCGATATAGCATTTTGAAACTGTTCAGGCGTTATTGTTTGAGAGTACTGATCTGCTATTTTGTCAGATTTAACATATGCTTCTATTACATTGCCTTCACCATATTGCTCCGCTACTCTTTTTGAGTCAAAATAGAAACCATACCCAAAGAGTCCGAATGCGCTTTTAGAGATATCGAAAGAATTAAACTTTGCGGTTGTTCCATGATATAACAAGGTCTGATATCCGGCTCTCTCCGCAGCCTTTCTTACAAGTTCTTTCAGTTTTGACTCATTCTTCTTTGGATCTTTTGCAAGTTCAAGATATTCGGAGTCTTCATAGCTGTACCGGTACTTACCATAGTTTCCATGCTTTTGGATGTCGCGCGGATTCTCTCGGAAGTCCTCCCTCTCCAGGATAGGATAATAGTATTTGCTCTCTCCATCCTTGATATCGTACTCGGTGCCTTTGATGTAGGCGTCCTTGTACTCTGGAGATTTGTTTGTGATCTCGATAGGATCTCCAAGTCTTACTCTGCCGTATACCTTCTTGCCATCGGATATTCCTACCCACTTCCGAGTCAGGCGTTTGTGAGTTCTCGTTTCACCTTTCTTCTTTCCGTCCAGGATCAAGTCAATGAAGCTGCGACCGGTATTTGCATCGTTTTTGACGTAGATTAAGTTCTCCTCATCACCGGAGTTAAGCTGCTTGGATATCGCATCTTCCTGAGAGTATCTGATGTCCTCATTATTCTGGTTAAAGCGCTCACTCAAGGGAATGACGTTTCCGGCATCATCACGTGTTATGTTATCGGCAGACTTGATCTGATTCGGATAGAATGCCACCACCTCGTCACCTTGTTCGGACTGAATTGTTCCATCATATCCCTTGTCCTCAAGTGCTTTCCTGAATTCATTGCTGTAGTCGAGAACAACATAAGTGAAGTTATTAAGATTGATGTTCTGATAAATATTCTCTTTCAGATAGTAATAAGCTGTTTGGTATGGATCTGCCTTGCCATAGAAGGTTTTCTTAAAACCATAATCGGTCCACTTATTTCCCTCATATTCATACTGTTGTGCATCCGCAAAAGCTTCAGTGTTGATTTCTCCATACTCGTTTTTGATTTCCTTGTATTCAAACTTTTTGTTTTCAAGTATTTCCTTATACTCTTTCGCAAATTGTTTTAATGGAATCTTGACTTCCTCATCATTCTTAAATGCTGTGATGGTAATCTTATCTGCTATTTCCGGAAACTTTTCCGCGAAATTCATATAAACGATCGCATCGCATGCTGCATATTCACCCGCAAGTTTTCCCTTGTAATATTGCAATTCTTTCCTGAAGTCAAAGGGATTTTGAATGTTCAGGTATGCCGGTATTATACGCCTATGACCATACCATTCAGCCTCGCCTTTGTTGAAAGCAAAATAGAATCCTTTTCCGAAAAATCCATTATCACCAGAAGACATTCCGATAGTTTTGGGATCAAACACAGTAAAATCACCTGTGTTTGTTCCATGATACACTATGCGCAGCTTACCGTCTTTTGTCCTGATCCTGGAATTCGGCATAGCCTTTTCGGCAGCAGCCTTGACAAGTTCTGCCATCCGGCTTTCGTTGTTTTCCTTTACCGCCTGATCGTACTCATCATCGATCTCCTCGAAGCTAAGTTTGAATGCATCCTCGGCAGTGATACGGTATGTACCTTTAGGAGGATTGACTCCGTAATTAGGTATGCCCTTTTTACGCGCTTCTTTGGCAGTCTCGTTTTTCTCTTTGTATTTTTTAAATGTTATCGCATTGCCGGTCCTTTCGCGTTCCATAAGCATTCCGTAAGTTTCCTTGTATGCAAGTTCAAACTTGCCATCGGTCTGCTTTGTGTACTGCGCTCTTCCTTCGAGTTCATGCCTGATGATATCTTCATCAGTCCAGTTTGCCCTCTCCACATATTTCTTTATGTCATCCTCTGTGAAGATGCCGGTATCTCTCAGGCGCTGTGCATACTCCTTCAGCTCTTTCTCTGAGAGCCTTGTACCATCTTGACCAGGAAGGATCATCTTGGCGCTGTCTTGCAGCGCTGCTGTCTTCTTGTCCGACAGCTCGTCCAGGAGATCGTACTCATTAAAGTCCTCAAGGAGCTTATAGTAATTCTCCTCTTTTGTGAAATCATAGCCGTATGGAGAATTCGAGAATTTTGCGGAGCATTCTGCTATATATTCTATATCTCCGTTATCATCCAGGATAACATGGTTATTACGGTCCGCACACCATGCAAGATACTCATCTGCAGCTGCTTTAGCATTTCCGAGTCTATTGGCAGCCTCATTGAAATCAAAGTGTGTAGGTACTTTCTTAATTAGATCCTTAACAGTCTTTGTTACCTCTTTGCCTTTAGCATCGACATATTTCTTTTGACTCTTTTGTGCAATCAGCTTGCCATTCTTATCGTACAGCTTTTCTACCTTAGTTTCCTGGTAGTCCTCATAGTCATTGTACATATCTACGCCTACAAGAGCTGCATACTCCGGCAGCATTCCGGACTTGTGATACGGAATGACCATACGGAAGTACGGAGACCTGATCATAGCCAGGATCTGCTCGTCAGACACACCGATAGTAATATTGCCACAGTTTTTGCTGTAGCGCTTGTCAAGGATCAGCGCCATTACGTCCTTAAGTCCTATAGACTGAATGAATGTTTTGCCCTTTGTAGCCTGGTTACGTGCGACATCATCAAAGCCTATGTAGTATGTCTTTCCGTCTCTGCCGGTTACCTTGAGTGTTTCAAGACCTTTAGGAATTTTGCCATCGACCTTCAGCTTCTCATACTCAGCTTCCGGAATAAGACCGGCAAAGCGCTTATCGGTATCTGCATCGGCATACATGCCTTTACTGACCGTTGCGATGAGGGATCCGTTCCACTTGATGCCGGACATTCCGAAGATCCGCATGGCAGTGATTTCTTTGGTATAGCCATGCATCGGTAGACCGCGCACCGCAAGATCCGTAAGGATCTGATAATAATCGAATACGTTTTCGATCATAAAATCGGAGAAAGACTGAATGCGGACACCACCGACTGCGAAGAGATAGTTTCTGACAGCTTCCTCTTCGACTCTTGCATCCCACTTGGCTTTAGCAGCCTTATATTCTGCAAGTCGATCTTCATTTTTCCCTGTGTATTTCTTCGGCTCGGAATCCTTGAGAAGTTCCTTTGCCGCTTGCCTATATGCATCAGCTCCGGTGACTGACTCTCCTGTGGTTTCTTTGGCAAACTTAAACGTAAGATCTGCGATCTCGCTGTTGTAGGCGTTATATTCCTGGACGATTTTAGGCGTAGCTGCACCATAGTTCTGAAGAAGAAGGGAATAGATATTGGTGCCACCGGCATATCCTCTCATAGCCTTGAGTCCGGCAGGATCAAGAAGAGAAGATGCATCGATCTTTTGCTGCAGTCCAGGGACCTTCTTCATAAGTTTTTTGATTCTTGTTTCGACTGATCCTTGACCGAGATTTACGTTGCCCTTGTCATTCTTTTCATGTTCCGACAGCTCAGTCTCAAGTTTCAGGACTTCTTCCTCTGTCATCAGTACGTTATCTCTTCGCGTACTCCAGTCGAAATACTTGCAGCCGGGATTGAGTTTTTCAGCAGCTTCATTCCACTTAGCTGCAAAGCCTTCTGCCCACGCCTGGATCTGTAGTCTTCTGGACTCAACAAAGCATCCCATACAAGCAGTCTCAAATCCATACTTGCGGAGGATCTCATGCACTCTTGCAATGGCCTCACCATCATAGGATACCTTGCCGAAAATACCGGAGTCCATGAGTCTGAGGAGGAGCTTGGTGTATGCGACTCTCTTCTTGCATATGGTAGACAAGTCGATGTTGACCGGATAGTCACCATTCTTGACAAGTGCATGCAGTATCTGACGCCCTCTATAATCACGCTCTACGGACGCGTAGAAGTGTTCCTGAAGCGCATCGTAGCCTTCCGCGCTAAATTCCTTAGCCAGGTTACCGATGTACTTAGAAGCGGCCTCTATCGGCTTCATAGCGGCTTCTACTTCTTCCTTGCTGTATCCCTGATCCTTCAAGAGCTGTGCTAAGCGCTTGCGACCGTACTCGTTGTAGGTCTCATAGCTGAGGAATACTTCAGAGCCATCAGCAGACTCTGCTATTATCATCTCTCCGGAGTCGGTCCTTTGCACCTCACCGGCACCAAGTTCGGTATCCTCCTCCATAGCTTTTGAGATCAAATTTTCCTGCTTTGAACCATTGTCTCCGAGCTGATTTTTATATGTTGTCTTCAGAGCATCCGCGAAGAGCCTTCTGACCTCTTTGATCGTTTCGGCATTCTCATTCATCCTCTTCAGATACTGATTGCTCTCACCATAGTTGGCTATGGCTGCATCGATCATATGCTGCCATCCATCCAGGAAAGTGAGGACTGCATCGAACAGCTTGGAGTCGGTCTTCAGCATCTGCTTAATGATCTTAGAGGATCCAAATACTTCTTCGCAGGACTTTGCTACGATCTCCTCCGTTGCAGCTTCCTTGCTCAGCTGCTGACTGGTCTTCTTATAGCTATCGATAATCTCCTGCGCAGCTTCAGTGAGCTTTGCTTCGTCTCCCTCATACAAGGACTTGATAACGAATGACTTGAGCGCTTCGTACTGCTCCGGTGACTGCTTTACAAAGCTGTGTACCAGTTCATGAGCTGTGACTCTGAGCATCTTCGAATTGACGTCTACGTATATCGTATTGCCATGATACGCGCCTGTAATGCCCTTGTTACCGGCTCCGGAATAGAGCAGCACCTTGTACTTAGTGCCTTCGAACATCTTGTTCAGAAGCAGCGCCTGAGCCTTCTGAGAGATAGTCAGTTTATCAGTGACTTCCTTGTACTGATCTCCGATGATCTTAGCCTTCTTGAGATCCTCTTCAGTCGCAAGCTGCACCGTATCGTTTCCGATCTTGAGTTTCTTTTTGGTCTTCTTCTCGGTTTTCTTTTCTCCGGATTTCTTCTCGGTTTCAGCTTCCTTCTGCTCTTTCCTGGTTTCGGCATCGTCCATGATGGTATCATAGTTCTTTTTGATATCATCAACGATTGAGTCGATCTTATCGTCATCCAGGACTTCGGAATATCCAACGGAGTCTCCGTTGCCGTCTACCATAGACGTTCCCTCTCCGATATACAATGACCATCCGATCTTGCCATTGTCTCCAGGTTTCTGGAATGCGACTACGCTGCGGCCTTCACCGAGATCATAGACTCTTGTTGACATATTATATAGGCTATTCTCGGAATACTCGATGCCTCCAGGCGTAACACCGGTCTTGACGTAGGAGGGACCTTCAGTAGAGCCTTCCGGAGCTGCGGCAGTGTTATTGCCCATCTCCGATCCGGCAACGTTCTGAGCAGCCTCAGCCGCCTTCTTGGAGTTCTTCTCGATTGTCTCCCTGATCCACTGATTCTTCGCGTCAAGGACCGTCTCCTCATTATCAAAGTATCCTACCCAGCGCATGAGCGCAATGTTGTTTGCGATGCCGTTTTTGTTGTTCTTTACGTCATCCTCGGTGATAGTTTCATTGAAGAATTTCGATGCAAAGTCAGCGTACTTTTTTGCATGCTGCTTTACGATTTCTCCCTCTCCACCGACTTCAGCAAGGCACTCAAGCTGAGCGCCATTGATCTCCATCTCACCGAGATAGACCATAGCCTTATCGGATGTTACCTGATCGGCAGAGAGCTTGTTATAGGCCTCATAGGATGCCACAAGATCATGATATACTCTCGTTATGCTTTCCGAGTCTGCCCAGTCGGACCACTTCTGATCCTTGAAGAAATCCTTGACGATCTGAGCATTCTTCAGCACCTGACCGGTCTTGCCTTCCGAAACGATCTTAGATCCTCTTGCATGAGATGCAGCTGCTCTTACCGTACCGCTGACACCGGACATAATAGATCCTGAGCCAAAGCCTACAAGTCCGGAATAGAGTGCTTCCGATAAGCTGTACTCCGCATTCGGATCGTTGAGCATTACGTGCTTGTTGTGTGTTTCGATGTAGCTACCCAGGAATTCCTCAAAGAATTCTGATGCGCCTTCGGAGATCATTGTCTTTATGACTCCGCGCCTGGTAGCAACGTTTGCTGCTTCCTTGCTTGTCGTTCCAAGCAGATTGGAGATGCCTTTAGACAGAGAATACTTCGTCTTGTTCAGTCCGGTAAAGGTCTGACCTGACAGCCATTCAAGTGCCATCTCTTTTGCCGAGTCAACAGCTCCGTATGCATACTCTTTGACTCCGAGTTTACCGGTAGTGTTCTGCGCTTCCGCAGTCGCGCGTCCCCAGGCTCCGGTAAAGAACAGGAGCTTACCGGCGTGTCCAAGAAGGAATATGGATGACTGTCCCATGCCCTGAGCGACTTCACCACCATACTGCATGACCTTGCCGGGCTTCATGTCATCGTTAAGTTTCTGAGTCAGGCTACCGGTCGTGTCTTTAGCATTGAGATATTTGGCATATGCATTGTTTCCAAACAGACTGCTTAAGCCTCCACCAATAAGATCGAAAGTGCCTTCAAACATTCCAAAGGCTCCAAGGCCGTAATTGCCTGCAAGATACCCAAGCGCATTGCCTGTGTTTTTAGCGTCAGTCGTTTTTTGACTTATGCCAGGTTGTTTTTCTCGATCGCTCTGATCAAGTGCATAAGTGCTTGTTGTTTTTAAGCTAATCGCCATTCTTTCTTTTCTCCTTATATGCTTTTGCCTACCGGAGCTTTCGCACCGGTAGGCGTATAGGCTTAAGCCTTTTTGTTTTTATACCATTCAGCAAAAGCGTAAAATGCCTTGCGCTGTTCCGGAGTTCTCAAACAGAGCTGATCCATGTCCATCGTCATTTTTTTGCCCTTGCTGTTGATGTATGTTACCTCATACGGACTACCGTTCTTGAGGAATTTAACAGACATCTTATTCGCAAGTTCATTATATGCTTGTTCGAGCCCCTTCTCTCCCAGAGAATCGGAATCACCGAACTTTGCAAGTTCCTCGAAAGCACCGAGAAATCCTTGACCGCCTTTGTACTGCGGCAGATCGCCTGCAGGAAGTCCAGTTGTGGCTCCAACAGCCGCTTTAAATACTCCGTTCGAAAGTTCGCTCGTTTTATCGTCCGACAAGTGCTCTTTGATCGCGCCAACAAGACTTTTGGCATTGAATGCGCGATACTGCTCCTTCGAGATATCTCCTGACTGATACAGCTTTTTGACATAGTCTCTGAATGCCAAAACTTTATCCCCATCATTCATATCATCAAATGCGCTTTCTCCATCATCGCTTTCGTATTGCGCAAGGAAGTCGTAGAACATTGGATCATTAAAGTCCTCAGCTTCAAAGAAATGATCAAGAAGCTCTTGATTCTTTTCCTGGAGTGCTTTGAGCGCATTATCATACGCTGTGCCTGAGCCATACTGCTGCTTGAGAGCCTGAGCATTGCCGACCGCAAGAGATGTGATCTCACCAATTTTGCCGATCGCGGATGCACTGTTAGTGATTTCCCAGTTTTTGATAGCTGCATCGATATCCGCATCGGAATAACCATTAGACTTCAGCTGATATTTCATGGCTTCAAGCTGAGAAGCATTACTCAAATTCTTCGCAAGATAATTGTAGATCTCCGTCTGTGTGCTTGTGGGTATGCTTGTGCCGTCCTCAGAGCCACCGGAGACCGCATTGCGATCTCTCCAGTTATTTATACCGGCATCGATATCCGCTTGGCTGTAGCCTTGCGCCAGGAGCGCCTGAGACGCGTTATAGAGATCGGATTCGGAAGTAATACCAAGCTCCGCAAGATAGGTATATACCTTAGCAGCATTCTGTGTATTAGTGTTGGCAAGATCGTTCTTGTACTGCGCGTACTGCTGACCGTACTGATTGACCTTCTGCTGATAGTCGGTAAGAGCTTGTCTATATGCTCCGGCTTTCTGAGTGTAGGCAACGCCATTGAGATACTCACTGTATCCGGAGTTTGCAAGATTGCCCTGCGCCAGTCCCTCTCCGGCATAACCATACGTACCGAGCGCTCTCGCGTACTGCTCGTTAGCTGCATCGAGCTGCTGAGCATATTCTACGCGCGGATCAGTTATGCCGTTGTACGCCAGGTAGCCGGCATACGTCATTGCGCCTGATGGAGTGTTATCCACGATATCATTCATGCTTATCTGCGCGTAAAAGTCCGATGCCGTACCATATGCGGAGGATATCGGCTGACCATCCGAAGTGTTCTGACCTGTGCCGGTCTGCACCGTTGACGGCAGCTGTGCCGGAACTGTTGTGGATACGTTGTCAGAAGGAATGAGGCTCACTTTATTCGTTGCTCCGTACTGCATCTGCTGCGGACCTATCTGATCCTTAGGTACGCCTGGCAGCGCCATTCCTGGAGTTTGTACCATCGGACTCTCATTGTTCGTAGATGTCATTCTGAGCGCATCTTTTGCTTTATCAACGATAGTATTAACTCCGTTTATAACATTGCTTCCGCGATCAGATGCATCATCATATCCACCGAAATCTTTAGGCTTGATTCGAAGCGCCATTGCCTACACCTCCTTTTACCGCAGAATTGTTGTTCACCTTTGCCGGCTGCGCCCCATTCGCAGTCGGCATCGGATTAGGCGTCTGCATTTCACCGCCAGGCATTCCTTGCATTGCCATAGCTTTTTGCTGCATCAGCATCCCTTGCAAGTACGTAACTTGCTCTGATGCATATGGATAATGCGACCTCTCAAGCATTAACCAAACGCGTAACATCGTTGATATATCTGCCGGATTGCCATAGAGTCCGGTACCAAATCCGTTGAGTACTGTCTGCCATACTGTCTCCGGATCATCTTCGTTATTTGCGACAGGATCTACGCGGAACAAGTATCTGTCATCGTAGTACCATTCACCGGTCTCGACATCATACTCTACGTAGTCATATCTATTAAAGCTGCCGAAATGCACCATACCGAATTCATCGGTAGACTTGACCGGCACCGGCTCGTCAGAATATGCAAGCCTATACTGGAAGATAATGTTGGCTATCTCAGCATATGCGACTTGTTTCATTGAGCGCTTGGACTCAAGTCTTCCGGCAGCCTGGTTGACCTGGATCTGCTTTGCCTTACCGGACTGCGCAGTGGTATCAGCTGCGCCAAGGTAGGAGTCCGTAATGCCGAGTGTACGCTGCGCTTCATCGTAGAGCTGATTGAGATACGCCATGTCTTGAGCTATGTTGACAGACGTATCGATCGCGCCAAACTGATTCATTGCCATGCCTTCCGGCACCTGGCAAACCTTTTGATTGATTGTGTTATCGATATGGAATTCTGCCCTCTCCGGCACTACCGGAAATACGGTAGATCCGATCAGCTTTTCGTAGACTCTCGACTTGATCTTGTTGTACTCCATCTGAATGTCGCGGATGTACGTAAGATCCGACTGACCGAAGATCGATGCTTCGGTAGACGTATTCTTGCGGACTACGATCGGCAAAAGGTCCGGAGTGTACCAGGGGATCCTGGTAGGTCTCATCTTCGGCACTTCCTGCTCGGCCATCATCGGCATCTGCATGCCATCGATATCTTCGGTAAGCGGAATACCATCACCACCGATGATCGGCTCAAACTTCTTCTCGGTATCCAGCTGACCATTCTTGATCACCGGAGAGAGTGCCGGTATGACTCTGCGGACCTTGACCACGTTGCCGGCATCGAGGACTATGTCTTTTGTCAGCTCCTCATATTCTGCCGGCATATCAATGATCTCTCCTCCGCAAGCACACGTCTCTCCATCTTCAGAGAGCGCTCCGGAGCGTCCGCAGATCTTGCATACCGATCTTCTGCGCGAATAGATATCCGCAAGATCCATCAGCTCGACTTCATCGGTCCATACGTATTCGGAGATTTTTCCGTCTGCATCTCGATAATAGCAGATATGTACAGTCATACCGTTTTCATCTCCGATATAACCATCCTTGTCTCCCTCTCTCGGTGTATGCGCCTTGCGGAGCGTTTCCTCAGAGACGTCATACTTCCGAGAGGCTTCCTGGACTGTGGTTTCGAAATCAATGAATACATACTCACAGCGCTGCACCGCAGCAACGCCAGGCTGAGGAATGAAACGGTCCGGTCTTATAAGTGTTAGTACCGGAGCGCCCACTTCCCCATGCTTGATTATGGTATCATCCCATTCGATGAGCCACACCGATGAGCCGTAAATATATGTTGTCCGCTCGTCCTCATCATTGAGTCTATCTATGTAGGCTTTCTGAAGATCCTGCATGATAGTCTTCTCAAGAGTCAGAGCGTTGCGCTGTCTTCCCTGGCTATATCTCTCCGCATCGCATCTGATCGGAGGAATAGTGGTAGACACCTGAGCCTCCACAAGCTCATATGAGAGCGGCCTTATGGCTTTAAACCTTGCGCCCTCATCACTATACCTATCTCCCTCATATTGGCTCCTACACCTGTCATATTCGTCCTTAGACGTTTTCTGAAAGGCTTTAGCAGCTTCGTATAAGTCATCGAAGTAGTATAGCTTGTTGCCTTCGATTTTCATCAGCTACTCCTTTATCTTCTATTTTTTGGTTTTCCCCATAATGCGATAAGCCTTGCCTTTTCATCGGCAGAGGCTCTATAATAGTCTTCCCACTGATCCGGCGCCCAGTCCACCTTACCGACTTCACCTGGCAACGGATTTGCCGGCTTGTGCCAATAGACGGAGAAGTATCTCAAGGCGTCCGGTGCATGAGTTATTTCATGCGGCTCTGTTAAGCAGTCGGTAGGTTTATCCGGATCATACAAGAGCATCGGCAAGCACTTGATCAGCTCTTGGCAGTTATCGAATATTTGGATCTTCGGAGGCAATCCCTCTCCAGGATCTAACAGCTCCTTGATAGACAGCCATCCGGCTTCTCGATCTACCGAAGTCTCTGTTAATGGTAGACCATTCTCTGCAAAGATCTGAGCTTTAGATCTACCGGAAAGTTGCTCTCTGCCCCATATGTCTCTCGGTGCAAGAGTAACGTATATGCGCTCGTCCGGAGGAGTATGCGCCAGGATGTCTTGAGCAGCTCTTGCTATGTTCAGATTAGACCGGCAGTATTCCCTGTATACGTACGCCACGTTCTCCGGAGAGACTGCTACCCACATACATGCAAGCCTATCAAGACCGTAGTCGAATGCTCGATATCTGCGCCAATGAGCCGGTATCGGAAACGGCTTGCAGACATGCTTCATAGAGCTGAATTCTCCGAAATACTGACCTTCGAAAACATCCCAGTCTCCGTCTCTCAGAGCGCGTCTCTCAGCTTCAGGCAGTGCTTCAAGACGGAATATGTAGTCCGGATCGTTTTTGACAATGGCTCCGTTATCTTGCACCTTTGCCGGAATGAAGATCCTTGTCATGATCTTCTTGCGCCTACCTACGTTGATGGTCTCAGAGAATTCTTGCCCTGCCGGTGCCGGATCGATGAAGCGCTTTTTTACCCAGGCGTGACCGATGTTTCCTGGATTCGTTGAGCATTTTATGTGCTTAGGATATCCGTTCGTACCTCTGATACGCGATATCATATACGTGTACTGATACTCAGAAAAATGAGTGAGTTCGTCAAATCGCACGATGTCGAATTCGGCTGACTGATACTGTAGGACTTCTGTATCTCGACTGAGATATCCAAAGGTAACGATGCTGCCGTTTTCGAACGTGTACTCATGCTTGGAGCTATTGTACTTGCAGATGTCCTGAGGGAAGAGTTCCCAGGATTTGCGGATTATAGACATCTCCAGCTCCTTGTACGTACGTCTTAGGATGATCTGAGATGACCGCGGATACTTGAGTGCATATATTAAGCTATCTAAGAGCTGCGCATGGCTCTTACCGCCTCCTGCAGCGCCTCCGTAAAGGACCTCAAAGGCTGTCGCATTAACGAATTCCCACTGCTTCGGAAAGAGCTTTACGTCAAGTTCCCGCATCGGTCTCTTCCTCTGCATTCAGCATCGCATCGAAGTCCGGAGGAGTCTCTACGGTGATCTTGATGTGATATCCCTCTCCGGAATTCTCTTTTGCAGTTTCTTCAGCCTGATCTTCGGTCTTTTCCTTTTCCGGTTTATCTACCTTGCGCTGTCGCGGCTTCCAGGACTCAAGCATGTACTTCGCGAAGTTTGGATTTATGACTCCGGCAATTGTGTATTTATATATAAGATCTTGCTTGGCCTCCATAGCCTCGATGTAGGCATCGGCAAATTCATCGTATGTATCTACCCAGTTATAGATCGTTTGTATCGAGACTCCGATAAAGTCGGCAAAGTCTCGCAGCGTTGGTATATAAACCGGCATCAGAGCATCAACAGAGCCGGTATCAGTCATACGTCTGACAAGGACCTCATTATTCCACTTGCCGGACTTGTCTACCGGATTCACAAACCACTCTATGATATCTCCGCAGTAAGAAGAATTATATGTTGTTAAGGATCTTCTGATCCGTCTGATAGTCGCAGGAGACTGCTTTTCTCCCTTCTTTGGCATTCTAAACACCTCCCAATGACATACAATTTTAGCACAAAAGTTAGTGCAAATTGTCATAAAGAAAGAGAGCCACCTCACCAGGATGGCTCTCAGTCCTCTCATCCGTACAGCTTCAGCGCCTTTGCGATAGTCATCTCAAGTTCAGCTTTAGCTTTGTAATAAGTCATCTTCGACATCATGCAATGTGCATATGACTTATCATATCCTCTTGTGCATGCAATGTCATCTCTCAATACTGACCGCACACCAGTATCAGCCGTCAGCACACACTCATCGATTATTCTGTTGATCTCCCTAAAGTGCTGCTTGACTTCCTTAGGTATGCGATCATTCTTCAGCTCCCGCTTGCGCCTATCGTAATCCGCGACAAAATCGGTAACAAGATTTCTCACTGTTACCGGTAGTTTGGCTGTATCGACTACAGCTTTTGCTGACTGATCGGATGATATTCTCCGTAGATTTTTCCCCACCATTTACTCCTTTCTTCAAGAATGCTGCGACCTCGGTTTGTATGTGTAATCTATATATCCACCTCTTCCATACCGGAAGAAGGCGTTATTCTCACGATAAAAGTATATGCACACAAACATCGCGCGGATGTCAGAATTAGGATCCGACTCCACTCTGCTGACCTTCCACCCAGGGAAACGTTTCTCTACGTAGGCCTTGTCCTCCGGATGCTCCGAGATATGCTTTACGTCCTTTGCGGACATGGCAAAAGGACCGTAGTCCTTGACTGCCGGCTCACTGAGATTCTGAGTACAAGTCCATCTTTTGACCGTTGCTCTGCCCTCAAGACAGTACTCTGCAAGGCCTCTGATACCATCCTCGTTAAACTGTAGGCTCTTGGCGTCAGTGTGACCTTGCCCCCACCTGGAGACGATCTGAGCATAGCTGAGACCAGGCGCGGATATAAAGACATGGTGATGCAGTCTACCGCCCTTGTTGCCTTGTTGGATGATATTGATATACTTCAGAGTCTTGGGATCAGTGCCGGCCTTGACCATATCTCTCTTGAGTCTCTTGATATATGCAGCAAACTTGGCAAGCGCTCCGGCGGGATCAGCCGGCAGATGCTCGTCATCGTACGTGAGAGTCAGCATATAGTCATCAGGCGTAAAGTTAGCTTCTACGCGATCGGAGAGCTTATGCAGTGCCATCTTGTCATTGTGCTTATTCTGCGACTCGGAGGATGCCTGGTATTTCTTTCTTCTTCCCACCGGAGTCTTGTGGCAAGGGAAGAGATGCGCTCTCATATATTCGGACGATGCAACGGTTATGACCTTCATGGCTTGGACTCTACTTTCAATAAGATGTGTGTGCGGATGTGTGCGACTAATAGGTATCGCGCGTGTGTGCGCGCGCCAATCGTTCAAGAGGAATGCGATGAGCTGCGACAAAGTGTAGTGCGCTTATTCAGTCAGTGCAAATCCTCTTGAGTTTCTATTCCCGGAAGGCTCTGCCCCCCGGTCTCCCCGCAAGGCGCTCCGCCCTTGACCAGGAGATGCGACAGACCTTAAGACTTTAAGACGTCCATCAGTCGATGGCCGTAATGTTAATACTCCATACGAGCCGTTAAACGCGCGTGTGTGCGCGCGTGTGCGTAAATCGTTCAAAAAAGTCTCTGCGGATTCTGAGCTTTAGTGCCTCCTCTCTTGACTTGGGGATCCCAAGGAGGCTTTGCCCCCCTGGTACCTCCCAACAGGCGCTACCGCCCTGTACCCGGGGACGCGATATTAAAAGACTTTGAACAGCCCTCTCTGAGAGAGATGGCTGAAATGTTAATACTCCATACGAGCAGTTAAACACGCGTGCGTGCGCGTGTTGATATAATATGGAATATTAAGTTTTAAGCGGATTAAGTTACAGTACAGTGGTTATGGCTATCTTCTCAAGAAGCAGAGAGAACTGTTTTTTGCGTTCTCTTGCTTCCTTCAGCTTCTTTTTAAGTTCTTCCATTTCAGTCATCGGAAGCATTTTTTAGAGGAGGCTCCATGCGTTCTTCTCTCCATGCTACGAAGTACGCTCTCGCAGCCTTCTCGACCAGTCCTATAAGCTTTTTGAGCGATGCAGCATCTATGTCCAGAGATCCGTTCGAACTTACCCTTGTATCATTTGCAGAAGAAATCACGATCGAGAACTTCTCACTGTTTCCAAACATGTCCTGCATCTCGCCGCCGGTAACCATTATACGATATTCGACGTCAAGCGTAACCATATCCAGTTCCCACATCTTGTCATCGCAGAACTCCGCGAGCTTTGAAAACCTCGCCTGGTATATATCATTATACTTTCCCATGATTATTGATCAAATTCCTCCTTATCAAAAATATTTAATTGCCCTTCGAGATTATCGTCCTCCATCCACCAACGCCAGACAGCTTCGACGGAGTCATATCGTTGCTGTAATCCCCTCTCCTTACGCCTCTCAAGCATCTTCTCGATCGCTCGCTTATATGCTCGTTCGTAGGTTGGAAATCGCGCAAACTCCTGCAGACGGCGTTTTCCGGCCATGGGACAGCCGATGCAGCCTAAGCGCGTAAAGCCTTCGTCGTAAAGGCTGCAATACTTTATCCCCTCAGAAT